GAAGGTGTGGCTGGTGCGCCAGAATGTGCGCTAACGCCCGGTGAAATGCTTAATGAGTGTTCCATAGGTGCTGCGCCAGCCATACTTGCACCCTCACAGGTTTGAAACTTGTAAATAGGGTTTCCAACACTTGTGAAATCTAATTTAGTGATTGGATTGAAATAAGTGAGTTCTGCACCAGATACAGATGTATAATCTCCACAACTCATCACGAATGATCCGTCATCTGTTTGTGTATCGGTGTTGGTTGCCAATTTGCTACCACTTACATCCAACCATATTGTATGAACTTCACCATTCATTTGAATGGTCGCCTCAACAGATGTTTGACCGTTTAGATCTGCGGGAGTGAACTCATAGACCAAACGATTAACCCTTGTTCGGGATCCGTATCGGCCTGTGCCGTCATCAATGGTGTGTTTGGACTGTTCCATCACTCATCACCCTCGCTACTCTCTTCTTCGGTAGCAGGGGCTTCTGGATTTAGCAATGCTTCTGCCATAGCGGTCAATGTTGCTTTGGTTGCGGTCTTTGGTGTCTTTTCACCACGTGCCGAGAACCATTTGATCATTTCACCACGGGTCCAATTTGGATTGAAAGGTGACTCTTCTTTGGTTGAATCATCAACCTCAATGATCTCAACCATTTTCTCGGTTTCTTCCACAACTTGTGCTGAAACACCTGCAAAAGTCCATGTGCCTGATGTATCCAATTTGAGATATTCAATGTAATCGTCAGGGATATCCGTTCTTGTCATACCACGTGAAAACCCATACTTGACTCCATTGTGGGATAACTCGGTATAGGCCATTCGGCCATTGTAAGTCACGGTAGCCACTTAGAACCCCCCTCAACGATAGAGGAAGGTCACTCGCCATACATCGTTATCAACGCCACCTGCTGGTGGAGTGAACTTGAGTAGGGTGTTGGAAGATACGTGTCCTGCTTCAACCATTGCGTTTCCTGCTGCGGTTGTGCTATCATGACATGATAGAATACCAATCAATTCTGTGCCTGTGACACAGTTGGTTGAAAGTGCAAGATCATATGCAACTGCTGCATCACC